TTAACACCAAGCAAGAATTAAAGTATATTAAGTCTCTATTTGATTTCCCAGTTAATAAAGACAATATATTGAGTTTTGCTATTCAGATCAAAAAGTTTGAATTCGCACGAAAGATAAAATATCTTACAGCTTCTATACATAAAGAAATAGACAAAGTAGACGGAACTGAAAGTATTAATGATATTATACAGCTTTTAGAAACTCCAGTAACAGATTTTCTCAGAGAAGATGATGGTGGAGAAACTCCTAAAAAAATCGGAGCTAGCATAGAAGACTACATAGAATATCTTTCAAATAATAAATGTGACATTATTGGCATACCCACAGGTTTTAATAAATTTGATGAAGCTATAGGCGGTGGGCTGCGTAGAAAGTGTGTAGACTTAATTGCTGCTAGACCAAAAGTTGGTAAATCTGTCTTCGCTGACAATGTTGCTCTCAATGTTTCTTCGTTAGATATTCCAGTATTAGTATTAGATACGGAAATGTCCAAAGAAGATCATTTAAATAGATTATTGGCTAATATTAGCGGGGTGCCAATTAATGAAATCGCTACAGGAAAGTTTGTGGAAGATGATGACAAGCAGAGAAAAGTCAAGGATGCTATGCAAAAATTATCCACAATACCCTATAGCTATATCAGCGTAGCTGGCAAGCCATTTGAAAACATTTTAAATCTTATCAGAAGATGGGTAATGCAAGAAGTAAAAATGGGATCAGATGGTAAAACAAACGAGTGTGTGATTATATATGATTATCTAAAACTTATGTCCTCTGAGTCTATAAACAACAATGTTCAAGAATATCAAGCTTTAGGATTTCAAATTACTTCGCTTCATAATTTATGTGTCAAGCTTGACGTTCCATGTCTATCGTTTGTCCAGTTAAATAGAGACGGCATAACAAAAGAAAGCACAGACGCTGTGAGCGGTTCGGATAGATTGATTTGGCTGTGTACATCATTTACTATTTTTAAGTCTAAATCTCCAGAAGAATTAGCAGAAGATGGACCAAATGCTGGCAATAGAAAACTTGTTCCGATTGTCACACGTCATGGTGCCGGATTGAATGATGGCGACTATATAAATATGCAAATGGTTGGTTCTCATTCTAAACTCATAGAACTAAGAACTAGAAATGATATGAAAAATAATCCAGTTGGTGATACTGGACTAATAGACACAGAAAGCCTCATTAAGATAAAGATCAATGGAACTGAAACAACTCAAAACATATCTGAATGAAAACGCCGAATCGGTGTTTGATAAGCTGGGTATGAAGTGTGAAATTTTTGGTGATAACATATATTCTACATGTCCAGTACATGAAGGAAGTGATAATCCAAGAGCGTTTTCGTTTTCAAAGACAAAAGGAGTATGGAAATGTTGGACTAAAGAATGTCAAAAAGAACACAAGAATGATATTTTTGGATTAATAGTTGGTACTTTGTCTCATCAGTGCGGACGAACGTTAGAGTTTAAGGACGCACTAAAATGGATAAATAACACTTTTCAAAGAAAAGCAAACAATAAACACGTAGAAAATGTGGATGTATATGCAGATTTTACCAATTTGATAGAATTATTTACGCAAAACACTAACCCTAAACAAGATAAAGTAGTAGAATTACCATTTTCGACGGGTAGTAAATCAAGCTACTTTATAGAAAGGGGATTCAAAAACGAGACTTTAGAATATTTTAACGTGAAAGATTCTCTTGATGTAGGTATAATGAAAGATAGAGCCATCATACCAATACACAATGACTGTGGTGACAAAATAGTTGGATGTATTGGCAGATCTACGAAAGAATATAGACTTCCAAAATTCTTATTTTATCCTAAAGGACTAGACAAAAGATACTATCTGTATAATTACCACAGAGCAGTATCTAAAGCTATTACCACATCCTGCCTATATATCGTAGAAGGTCAAGGGGATGTATGGAAATTATACGAATCTGGAGTTCATAATGCGGTCAGCTTGTTTGGAAAGACTTTATCAGAAGAACAACTAGAAAAACTAAATAAGTTACCAATAACAAAACTGATTCTTATTATGGACAATGATCAAGCTGGCAAAGAATCAAGAATTCAACTCCATAGACAACTCAACAGATCTTATAAATTGGTCTTTCCTAGATTATCTGCTAAAGACTTAGGCGACATGTCAACAAAAGATATCAAATCACAAATTCTATCTAAACTACAAGGAACATATTGATATGAAAATTATAGGCATTTCTGGAAGAAAACAGGCTGGAAAAAATACGTGTGCCAATTACATTACTGGACACATACTTAAATCCAAAGAAATGGTGCAAGATTTTCATATTAATGATAATGGAGAGCTAGAAATTCAAACGTTTGATTCAAATGGTAAAATTGGCTGGGGCGTATTTGATATTTTACGTAAGGATAGAGCGTTTGTTAATTATGCGGAACAAAACTTGTGGCCTTTTGTCAAGGTGTACCATTTTGCTGACTCTCTAAAGCAAATATGTAATTCGCTTTTTGGTTTTACTCTAGATCAAGTATACGGATCTGATGATAACAAAAATCAATTAACACATTTACTGTGGGAAAACATGCCAGAAAATCATGAAAATCTTACTGGACCTATTACAGCTAGAGAATTTATGCAACATTTTGGCACCAATATCATACGAAAAATTAAAGACGATGCTTGGGTTTCATCTACAATGTCTCACATAACTGAAGAATCATCTGAAGTTGCTATTATTCCAGATGTGAGATTTCCAAACGAAGTAGAAGCCATACATAAATGCGGAGGCGTAGTCATCAGACTTACAAGAGATACGCAAAATTCTGACCACAAGTGCGAAACGGCTCTAGATAAAGATAACTTTGATTGGAGTAAGTTTAATCTAGTAGTAGATAATACAGATAAATCAATATTGGAATTAAGCAAAATCCTATCAGACATATCTTACTCTTGGAGAATATAATGCTAGTAACATACATAAGATCTTCTAGTTATAATAACTACGCATATTGTCAAATGCAATATTTTTTGACATATGTTCTTGGACATCAATCTGTGAGTGGAAAAAAGGCTGACGTTGGGACTATTGTACATAAAGTATTAGAGTGTTTAGCTTCTCTAAAAAAGGAAGAACAAGATTTAAGCGGGAAAAGCAAAAAAATAGTTGTAACAGATGACGCGCTTGGTAAAATTTCCATAGATAAATCTGAACTAAGAACCGAGAAGCTCGTTTCTACGCTTTTGGATAAAAGTTTCAGCTTTTATACTAATAACTCAACGCACTCTTTTTCCAAGCTAGATAAAGAAAATTGTTACAGTTTAATATGGACTACTTTAAACTTTAATAGTGGTCAGTTTGATCCACGTAATAGACAAATCGTGGCCGCAGAGCCGCATTTTGATATTCCAATAGACGAAGATTGGGCTAAGTTTGAATACACTTTACCAGACGGCAAGACGGTCAATGGTCAGCTAGCAATTAAAGGAACTATAGACTTAGTTACGGAAACAGAGAAAAACGTAATAGAAGTAGTGGATTGGAAAACTGGCAAAAGACTAGATTGGGCAACCGGAGAAGAAAAAACCTATGAAAAATTATGCTCAGACCCTCAATTGTTACTGTATAACTATGCAATCTCTAAGCTATTTCCTGACTATGAGCAAGCTATTATGTCTATATTTTTCATTAAGGACGGTGGACCTTTTTCTATCTGTTTTGACAAGTCAGATCACGCAAGATTTTTGGAAATGCTAAAACAGAGATTTAGCGAAATACAGAAAAACAACAAGCCTAAACCTATTTCTGTTGATAGAAACAATTGGAAATGTACTAAATTGTGCCATTTTTGCAAAAATAATTGGCAAGACTCTGATAAAAATATGTGTATATACATAGAAGACTATCTGAATACTCATGGGATGGACAAAACCATCAAAGATTGTACTAGAGAAGGATTTAACATAGGATTTTACGAGGCACCGGGATAATATGACAAAATTGCTAACAATTGGTATGGCTGTATATGACGATTTTGACGGTGTTTATTTTTCTATACAGTCCCTTAGAATGTTTCATAAAATTTGCAACAGCGAAGATGTTGAGATTATTGTTGTTGATAATAATCCTCATTCCCCTCATGGTCAAGCCGTACAAAGCTTTATGAGTTGGGTAAATAATGGAAAATATATTCCTTATACATATAGAAATGGTACTGCTATTAGGAATGAGGTATTTAGAAACGCTACTGGAAAGTATACTATTTGTATGGATTCCCATGTAATGTTTTTTGCAAATGCTATAGAATCTCTACTAAGCCACTATGAAGCGAATCCAGACTGTAAAGATATAGTACAAGGACCACTTATATACGACGATTTAAAATCACCATCTACTCATTTTGTTCCAAATTGGTCTTCTGGAATGTATGGTCAGTGGGCTACTGATTATCAAGGATTGCAATCAAACAAACCTTTTGAAATACCAATGCAAGGTTTGGGAGTATTTTCTTGTGAAACCAAAAACTGGGTAGGATTTAATAATCATTTTAAAGGTTTTGGTGGAGAAGAAGGATATATACACGAAAAATTTAGACAATTTGGAGGTAAAGCTTTATGCTTACCAGATTTTAAGTGGCTGCACAGATTTGGCCGTCCAAGCGGTGTTAAATACAGATTAGTTTTAGAAGATAGAATATGGAATTATTTTGTTGGGTGGCTTGAATTAACACAAGATCCTAACCATCAAATGATTAAAGACATTTATGCGCATTTTAAAGACCAAGTTCCCGCTGGTAGTATAGATAACATACTCAAACAAGCTATTCAGAAAATTATTATATAGGAGATAATTATGCCAGTTCCTTCACGTAAAGACAA